ACTGGTTTCTTGCCTGCCAGCGCAGGGTTTTATCGTCGATCTCTTGTCGGGGTGGAGGAGATGACCTGATTTGTACATCATTATCATCTTGTTGTAAAGGGGTAGGTCTAAAGTTTTTTGCAGCTTCTACACGCATCTTGGCGTCTGTCATGGCCTCTTGTGCCTCTAACAGAGCATCAGAATCACCTGCTTCGTATGCTTCTTTGTACTTACGCTTGGCATTTTCAAGCTCAGCATGTGTTGCCGCCTTGATTGTTTCAGAATAAGTCTGTTCACCCGTGCTCACGTGCTGTTTTAGACGTTTGTTCTCGTCCAAAATGTGTTGTGTGATGCGTTCCAACTCTTGTTTTTCACGTACAAGGGCTTCTTTGGCGCGGCGCTCGTCATGACGGGCGTGTGTTAGCTCATTAATGCGCTTTTTAACGCTATCAGTGTAAGAATCAAGTTCATCGTCAGACGGATCTTGCACTTGGCGGTCTAAAGGCCGCTTGCCCCTGTCTTCTTTAGGAGTATCGTCAACGATTTCTATCTCAATTTCGGTACTTTCGTTTTCAATTTCTACCGATTTTGTGTCAATACTATCCATTTCATCGGGAAATTTGTATGGTTCAGCCATTTTCTTCCTTTCAAGCGCGGGTTAAGCCGCGAGGGTCTTGCACAACAGCATCAACTTGGTCGTCGTTGATGAGACGGAACTCTTTGCCAAAGATTTTGAATCTTGTGCCAGAGTAGGTACGTACTAAGACGAAGTCACCTTCTTTGCACCATGCTCCGTTAGGAAACTTGGTGGTGTCGTTGTACGCATCGGGGCCAACTTTTAAAACAAACAACACAGTGGTTGCAGTTTCTTCTTGGCGCATGCTTTCAATAGGTCGGACTAAGTCCAAACTTGTACCATCCACTCGTTCAGAGATGTCAGGCACGGCGCAAAGAATCTTCCAACCTGTGGGGATGGGAAGTTGCGTGGCTCTCTGCTCGTCAGTAGCTTCGGGAGCATCCAAAGGTTGGATGGGTTCAGACAGTGCAAAAGCACCGGGGGAGAGATCAAGATCACTCATCGGATTGTTCAACTTTCTGTGCAAGGTCAAGGAGATAACGCTCTGCAAGGGCTAGACCCTGAATCACCCCGCAAAGTTTTTGATACTCTTCAAATGTGCGACAACCCCCACCTGACAAATCGTCAGCGTAGTTGTTCATGTCGGTGCGTATTTTTTCGCGCAAAACGCGTGCGAAGTCTTGAATCATGATTTAGGTTCCGTTTTGGGTTGGTTGCGTTGTAATGCTGTAGTACGTGCTTGTAAATCCATTTGCTTCTGATTTTTTGCAATTTCAGCGCCCATCTGAACACCGGCGCGTTCTTGCTCAAACTGTTGCTTGGCTTGACTCTCTTTGATCTGTGCGCCAACACGCATAGATTCCAGTTGCAACTGGCCACTGACCTTTTGTTCTTCCAACTCTTGTTTGTCGGAAGCGGCTGCGGCATCCATCATCAACTTCTGTTTCTTCAACTCCAACTCGCCTTGCTTAATCTGCAACTCTTGCAACTGCATCTGAACCACAGGGTCTTGCGCCTGCTGTTGAGCCTGCATCTGTGCGGCTTTGGCTTGATCTTGCATGAGCACTTGTTGTGCCGCTTGCGCCATCATTCCAGACAAAGCAATCTCCACGTTCGGTGGCAACTTCTCGTCTTCGGGTGGCAGTGGCATACCCAGTTGTTGCTCAATCTTCTGACGCATCATGTAACCAACGTGTTCTGCAACGTGTGCAGTAAGCGCGGCTTGAATGGCTGGAGCACGGGGGTTCTGACCAATGAATTGCTGAATCAGTGGGTCTTGCAACAACAGCATGTGCACTTGGATATGTGACTGATGGTCTTGGTACATGAACGCTTTAAGCGGTTTGCCCTTGAGCACATTCTGGTTCTCTGACACAGGGTCAGTGGGCTTCATATCTTCTTCAAGCGGCACTAACTTAGCTGCGTTCTTGATACCTAGCACTTCCAACATACTGCGGTGCAGTTGCGGTAAGTCATAGATGTCGGGTGCCATCTGCGCCATCTGAATTACAGCTTGGTATTGCACAACACGTTGACTCATGGTTGCGGCGTTGGGGTCAGACACAGGTATTACATCTACGTGGTTGTAGTCAGACTGTTTAGCGCGGGGGCCTTTTGTACCCTCTGGCTCATACAAGTAGTCAGTGTCAGAGTAATCACGAATGATGTTTTTCAGCAGACCCAACTCTTGCTTCAACGCAAAGTGCACACGAGCCTGCACCGCAGTCATGACCTTGAGTTGTCTCTCTAGCAATGCCAGTGTTGTACCGACAGGAGCGTTGCCACTCATGTCAGACACCTTCATATCAGCAGTGGCGGCAAACCTGCGGCCTTCTTCCACAATATTTTGAAGCAGTGTGTACAGCGTTTGACTTGGCTCTTTGTATGGTAAAGGCAAGATGTTGTCGCGGATTGTGCCCGAACCTACATCTACATCACGGAACTCTCCCGGTGCGATGGGGGTGTCATCTCCCTTGATGCGCAGGCCCCGTGTCTTGAGTCCACCGGGCAAGTTGGCAAGTGTTCCGGCATCGATGAGTTGCCGCATGAGAGAGGTAGCGGATTTAGCAAAGCCTCCGATAAGATGGAAAAGCCCGAAGCCGTAAGCTCCAAAACCCGGGATATATTGGTAGTGCACAAAGTGCTGACGCTTGAGTTTAAGTGGGTCATCTTCGTTCCAATTACGGCGAATAGCCAATACATCGTTGGTGCCTTTAATCAACGTAACCACGTACGGCAACATGATGCCGGTCTTCTCACCATCTTCTTCATCCTCAAAGCCTTTGAGGTCTAGGTCAACGTGGCACTCATACAGTGTGTAACGATCATCGTTAAGGTCACTAAAACCCGTCTCTTTGTCTTTGGCTTTCTGAATGTCGCTGATGGATTTATCAGGTTCAGACAACTCAATGTCACGGTAGAAGCCCGCTTGTTGTAGTTTGAGAATTTCATTCTTTGTCTTGCGCATCACGTGTGTAATGCGGTAGCACGTATCCATCTCCGTTGTGCCATACGGCAAAACAATGTCTTCGGCTGGAATGAAGATTGATACTTGACGTCCCAAATTGGGATCATAGTACACCTTCTTGAACGCTGAACCTGTGGCTGGCAGTGACCACAACATGCGTTCATGCTCTGGGCGAAACTCAACCATCTTCTCTGTCAACTGATAGTTCATATCATCTTGAACACGAGCAGCGGCTTCTTTCTTCTCAGGTGTTTCTTTACCAATGATCTTGGTGCGCACGGGGCCTTGTGCGGGGAATGTCTCAGTGATTGTCTCCGCTTGGAAGCGAACGACTGCTTCTGTAATCATGGGGTGGAATACACCTGACGCACCGTTCCAAGGTTCTGTGCGCTCTTCGATCTGCAAACCTAGAAGTTTTAACCCTTCTGTGTAGGCTTTTTCCCAATCCTTGCGACTGTTCTTATCGTTGTCAATGTCAGAGCACAACTCACTTGCCATAGATTGCAGTGCGCCCTCGGTTACTTCTTCAGCCAAGTTATCAGAGAAGGTGTCATCATCTCCCTCACCGATGCTGATCTCTAAATCACCCGCTTTGATGTTGACTTCTTCAGGGTCAACGATCTCAATTTCAATCGCATCTTCGTTTTGCGCTAATGCGTCAATCCCCGTAGGTTGTTGGTACAGTGCTTTGTCGATGTTAGTAGCCATCTTTGATCCTTAGTAATACGCCGCTTTACGGGGTATTGAGTAAATGTCATCTTTTTCGTCGCTGTCCAAGCTGATGAATCCACCATTCCTGAACCGAGCTAACGCCATACTTGTGCAGTCAACCATGTCATCATGATCTGACGCGGGGAACGCAGCCACCTGCTCCACAACTTCCTCTGCCCAGCGCCTACCCGCAGGATACCAGACCATGCCCGATCTGAAAATATCCGATACTGCATTTAGTCGTGCAACTTTATCACCTGTGCCCCTGTGTGGGGTGAACTCTTGCACGGGTATGCCCATGCGCCGAAACTCTTGGAACAGCGGTGTACCGCTAGACTTCTTCTCCACGATGAACGCATCAGGTTCCCACTCTCTGTATTCTTCCATTGCCAAGTCTTTAAGTTCAGCAAACTCCACCCGTTTGTTGATAGCGTTCATCAGGATGATGTGAGGCTTCTCCCCTGTCAATTTGTGGCTGAACACACCCCATGTGAGCAGTGCTGTAAAGTCAGCGCGGTTGTTCTTCTCAGCCGCCGCGTCAAGTGTCATGATGACAAACTCAAGCTCTGGGGGGTCTTCCTCTTCCCACTTCATCCACCACTCACGTTTGATGATCGCGCCTTCTTCGCTGGTGGGTTGTTGCTGATACTGAGCGTTCCACTGGAACGAGGGCATCGACGCTTTGGTTCTGTGCAGGGCTTCAAGGTCAAAGAACTCAGGCCACAGCGCTCTTTCTTCTGGCGTGTTCTCGTTAAAGATGGCAGGAAACTCAAAGAACTCATACTTGTCAGACTCTTCGTTGCGAGCCATGTCCTTGGCCATCATGCCAATCAGATCGTTGGGATGCCAGCGTGTATGCACAATCGCCATCCGTCCACCCGGCATCAAACGTGTTCGAGCACCAAAAGTAAACCATTCGTATGCCTTCTGGAATACCTCAAAGTTGCCGTTCAAGATGTCCTGCTCAGAGAACGGATCGTCAACAATCAAGAAGTCAGCACCACGACCTGCAAGGGCAGAGCCAACACCACAGGCAAAGTACTCACCACCTGAGTTGGTGTTCCACCGGCCAGCAGACTTACTGTCAGCGGCCAGCACCACGGTGGGGAATATCTCTTTGTACATGTCTAGGTCAACCAAGTTACGCACCTTGCGTCCAAAGTCAACGGCCAAGTCGGTGGTGTGCGACACCATCAGCACCTTCTTATCAGGGAAATTACCTAGGAACCATGCAGGGAAATACACAGACACCAAAAAAGATTTGCCGTGCCGTGGCGGGATGGATACCGCAATTCGGTCTTTGCGGTTGAACGCCATGTCTTCTAGCAGAGATGCCAGCCTGCGGTGATGTCGCCCGATCTTGTAGTCGGTATTCATCTTCATACAAAACTCAAGCAGGCTACCCCGTGCAATCTTGGCAGTCTCTCGCTTGGTCAACTCTTCTAATGTCGCATCAAACGATTCCAAATCTTCTGGGTCAAGTTTGGCCAAATCTACGTTTTGTAGATCCTCCATTGTGAATTCAGAAAAATCAATCATGAGGTTCGCTGCGCACTAACGTAGGTACAGATGGGCGTGTGCCCAGCACATCGGCTTTGCTCTCTTGCAGGGTTTTGGGTTTAGCTACCACATCCACAATCTGTTCAGACTTACTGCGCAGTTCCAGCAGTTTGGAAATTCTACCTTTAATAGACGCTTCCAACTCCAGCGTGGTTTTGTGCTTCACGGTAATTTCACTGCGCTCTATAAATAAGCCGACGTCACCCACCTTGCCTAGCAGTTCAAGTGCACGGATGCGAATTTTGGGATCGGGGTGGGTCGTCTCTTCAATCAGCTTATTGGTCACATAGGTTCTGATCTGCACTGCCGAGTTCACCACCACCTGATCGTACTCACTCAGGATGGATTTGAGATGTAACACCGATGCTGTGGTTGTGACTGCGTTGGTCTGGGGTGTTACTACATTTGTAGCTTCTGAGCTACTAATAGATTCATGGAAGGCCGAGCGTGCCCGCACCTTGTCTTCTGCAGATGGCTCATCAGGTGCACCGAACGCTTGCAGGAATTCTGCAGTCTTAAATAGGGCATCCACCTTGGTATGCAGAGACACCACATCCTCCCGCTTGCTTGGGATTGGCACCGTCAACTCTGGGATACAGGTCAGCATGGCGCAAAATATAACACACAAACGGCAGGGCGTGTCAAGACACTATCACTAGGGGGGTGTTCTGGAACACGATTTCAAAGATTTTTTGCTATAAAAATTTTTAGCAGGTCGTTTTATTTTGATGGGGGGTGGGTTTGCTGTGGTGATTTGAGAATAATTGGACAACGTTCGTATGGAATACACTGTAGGTGCAGCTACGGGACTCCGAACTGTCAAGGCTTGGTGGGGGGTGGGTGGGGTCGCGCCCGTGGGAAGAGGAAGA